GATATCCTAACACCTGATGGCACAAGCAGGCTTGGTAAGTCCGATGCATCTTTTAAAAACCAAGTCCAGGTGACCGGTACCATTAGCTCATCGTCTGGAACTTTAAATGAGATAAAAGTAAATGGCAAATTGAAAGCCAAGAATAGACACTCCTTTAAGAACATATCTTTTCCAACATCAGTAATAATAACTGATCACTCAATTATTTCTGTACCTTTTGATTACTCAACACATAATCTGTATGATATTATACCTGGTGTGTGCATGACAGGCACTTATTATTATAATCTAGAAGGAGTTTCAATACCTTTACTATGTCAACCAGTATTTGGTTTAAATCTTACTTTACTTTATTTAGATAATAATTATGATTTTCGATGTTTAAATGAACCTCACAACTTGAGACTGTCTAGGATCCAATTCGGTCCAAACCTTTTTTCATATGGATACGTAACCAGGGGTGAAATACTTAGATATGCTTTGTACCTAACACACGCTGGGGATAGGAAAGCAAATTATGTATACAGACCCAATTCTTTAGTAAAGAAATGGCTCGATGGGTCTGCGGAACCTCCAACCTCCAGAGTATCTTCTGCACATCTCAGACATGTTTCTATCTATGAAGTAAGGCGACTAGGATTGGACTTCTTTACAGCGAAAGGCAGGACCTGGATTTTACAACTAATTAATACCTTAAGTGGCCTGGGTATGCAAGAGGCACTCTTTGTTGGGTTACTTACTTGGACTGCTAGTTTGCCTGAGCATATTGCCGATTTGATTTCGAAGAGTTCTATCTGGACATGGAAGTTTCAAAGTATAGAGCAATTTGCTAAGAAGATTAAAGATGAATTTTCTCTCAGACTTAAGGCTCTTCAGAATAATGTTAGTGTTGATTTGACTCCTTTCTTTGAGTTTGAAGTATTAGTGAATAGAGGTTTAGGGGCAGTTAACTGGTCGCAGGAACGAGAAAACAGGACTAACCCTAACTTATGTAACGTTGGTGAAGCAGAAGTATTTTCCAGGGCTGTATTACTGTTTCAACAAATTCGTGATAGAGGTGCTAAACCCAAGCGGACTTTATGGGAAGATTACTGGGCTATGCGGTGGGCCTGGTCACCTACTGGGGCGTATCACTCTCAATATGAAGAAGACAAAGAGTACATCGCTAGTGACCGGTCACTAAAACACAAATTCTATTCTTTCAACCGTATGCCGGCATACCCATTTTCAAAATTTTCAAGGCGCAAAGCAGAAATGGTAGCATGGTCTTCAACGAAATATGAATGGGGTAAACAGAGAGCTATCTACGGGGTGGATGCTACTAGTTTTATTATGGCAGGATACTGTATGCCCAATATTGAAGAAATGTTATCAGAAAAGTTTCCGATAGGACAATCTGCCAATGAAGAGAGCGTGGCAAAAACGGTACAACAAGTTCTATCTAATGGTACTCCTTTTTGTTTTGATTTTGAAGATTTTAATTCTCAACATAGTAATGGTAGCATGCAGGCAGTGCTCCGTGCTTATCATTCAGTGTTTAGTAATGACATGGTGCCTGACCAGATAACAGCTCTAGGTTGGGTAATACGATCACTGGATGAATGCTATATTAACGATGTGGTTAATAATTCGCAATATAAAGCCAGTGGGACATTACTATCAGGTTGGCGATTTACAACTGTAATGAATACCATACTTAATCAGATTTATACTGATGTGTGTTTGGATGGGTTGAATGTAGTCAGTACGCACAATGGTGATGATGTATTAATGTCTGTAAAGAATATGAAACAAATAGTTACCCTCGAGCACCGAGCCAAAATATATAATATTAGGTTTCAGAAGACTAAGTGCTTCCTTGGTGCCATAGCTGAGTTTTTACGTGTCGACCACAGAGCTAAAACATCTAGTCAATATCTAGCCAGATCTGTAGCAACTTTTGTACATGGTCCGACTGAGTCGGCTTTACCGAATAACCTGAGAGCTTACCTTAAGTCGCAATTGGACCGTGCCTCTGAAATATTGGAACGTGGCGGTGACAAGCACGTTATAGAAAATATTTTGTATACACAACTGCAACACACAGCTGATGTCTGGAACACAGATTATAATACTTTGTATGTAATAGCAGTTACACATACGTCGCTGGGCGGGCTTAGCGACGAGATAAGCCAAAAGAGCTTAAGTTATGAGATATTGGTAGAAGAAAAACAGACCTCTATCTCCGAAAGAATAGAAGAAGATAAGAACAAGTCCTTTCCAGGAGTCAGGGCGTACGCAGAAAAACTGTGCAGATCACTAATAGACAGGTCATTTTTACCTAAACTAGTAAAGAGTCTACGGGCAGCCGTATTCTCTACTACAACGAACCAGAGGTGTGGGGCGTACTACGTAAGTAGAATACCCACCCACAGGGACTTTGTTAGAGCTAGAATGGCAGGGATGTACAGGTCGAACACTAATACTTCTAAAGTATTGCTGGCAAAAGCTTACGGTGTGCCACTTGTGGCTATTAATATGGCTGACGATTGGTTAACCGTACGATTGCGTGAAGAGAAAGATCCTTCCACAGCGGCCTTAGTGATGCTTTAGAGTGTTAGTATTAAAAGCGAGTTGAAT